CAGCAATACGAATTTTGCAGCAGCACATGGGCGCCAACCTAGAATCCAAACCGGCGGAGAAAAAACCGGATGCAAAACAGAAAAAACCTCGCAAGGGTGGTTTCGTCAAAAACTGGAAATGACGCGCTTTCCGTTGCGGCGGGTGACTCCGTTTCATTCATTGTTATTGCTGACGGGTTTTCATCTGCTGATGGGTGGGCGCTGGAGTTCGCGGTGGTGAATGCTGGCGGCCTGATTCAGTTTTCATCGGCATCGCAATCCGATGGCAGTTTTTTGATTGAGGTGGCCGCAACGGTCACTGCGAGCTGGTCTGCTGGGCGGTACCAGTACCAAGCCTATCTGAAAAAAGGCGGGGAGCGAATCATTGCGATGCAAGGTGATGCCTCTGTTACTGAGAATTTTTCCGCGCAGTCGGCTGGTTTTGATGCGCGGTCACACGTTCAAACTGTTCTCGACGCGCTTGAAGCGATGCTGGCCGGAAAAGCTAATTTAGATCAGCAGTCCTACAGTATTGGTGATCGCCAACTATCCAGGATGACACCGGAAGAGATTTTGGTGTGGCGGAACAAATACAGGCAGGAATTGAGAGCAGAGCAGCAGGCCTCGCGGATCATGAACGGCCTCGGTGGTGGCAATAAAGTGAGAGTTAGATTTTAATGTCGATCATTGACAACATTGCTAGACGGTTCGGATACCAAAAAGCGCAATCACGCCGACAATCCCGCGCATTCTCCGGCGCTCAAACCAGTAATTTAACGGCCTCAATGGCCAAAATCACCACGCCGCCAGACCCCGACATCCGGAGATCGCTCCGAATTCTGCGCGCTCGATCTCGTGAGTTGGCTCAAAACAATGATCACGTTCGCAGGTTTTTCAGTCTCCTAAAAACGAATGTCCTTGGCGACTCTGGAATCATCCTCCAGAGTCGCGTCACAGACGTTGGCGGGAAAATTGACGAGGTGGCGGCGACCGCGATTGAGAAATCATGGGTTGAGTGGTGCAAGCGCGGATCTGCCGAAGTGACACGGAAATTATCATTCACACTGATGACAAAAGTTGCACTGGAAACGGTGGCGCGTGATGGCGAATGTTTTATCCGGCTGCACCGGGGCTTTGACAATAAGCACGGGTTTTCATTGGAGTTGATCGACCCAGAGGTGGTGGCGGTTGACTACGATGTGCTGCACCGCAAAGGCGGCCAAAATGAGATTAGAATGGGCGTGGAACTTGACGAATGGGGAGCAGAGGTGGCCTACCATTTGCGCACAGGCTCTACTGACCATTATTTTTACACCGGCGCAACATACACGCGAATCCCAGCGGACGAAATGATCCACCTCCAACTAATTGAGGCTCCAAATCAGACCCGCTCAGTCCCATGGATCACCTCAGCACTGCTGAGGCTGGGCATGCTGGGCGGGTATGAGGAGGCCGAGCTGACTGCTGCGCGTGTTGGAGCGTCAAAAATGGGGTTTTTTACCTCAGGTATTGACTCCGCAGGATACGGGCAACAAGAGGATGGCGGCGATCTGGTTGTTGACATGGAGCCGGGCGAGTTCGAAGAGCTACCAGCAGGCGTAGATTTCAAACCGTTTGACCCTCAACACCCCACATCAGCCTACGGAGATTTTGTTAAAGAGGTGCTGCGCGCCATCGCGTCCGGCCTCGGAGTGTCCTATAATTCCCTGGCAAATGATCTTGAAGGCGTGAATTTTAGTAGCCTCCGGCAGGGGGCGATTGACGAGAGAAACACGTGGAAAATGCTCCAAAACTGGATTATTGAATCACTCCATGAACGAGTATTCAGCGAGTGGGTCAAAATGGCGCTGTTGCACGGAATCCCCACTGGATTTGGCGGCAACCTCCGGCCTGCCGATGTTGAGCGATATTCAGCGGCGTCATGGCAGCCACGCCGCTGGCAGTGGGTTGACCCGTTGAAGGAGATGAAAGCTCACGAATCCGCGCTGGCTCTCGGTGTGCGCTCTGTGTCGGAGATCATCCGAGAGCAGGGGCGCGACCCGCTTGATGTGTGGCGTGAGATCAAACGGGATCGTGAGATGATGGTGGAGTTGGGGATTTCCATTGAAAACGACAAAATAGCAGAGAGCGAAACTAATGAAAAAACGTAACCTTAACGATACTCAATACCGCGATTTTGATGTTTCAAATCGCGATATTGACGAAGAGAGGCGTACCATCGAACTGGCATTCTCTAGCGAGAATCCAGTTTTTCGATGGTACGGAATAGAAATACTGGATCACTCCAAGGGATCTGTGCGGCTGGGTCGCATGGAGAACGGCGGAGATGTTTTAGTTGATCACGACGCAGCGGATCACGTTGGCGTTGTTGAGTCGGTTTCCATCGACTCCGATAAAATCGGTAGAGCGACTGTTCGGCTGGGTCGATCAGCGCGAGCCGATGAGATTTTTAATGATGTGATTGATGGCATTCGTTCTAAGATTTCGGTGGGGTACCGAGTCTATAAGGAAGAGCGCACTGAAATCGAGGGCGGGGCTGATGAGTATTTGGCGACAGATTGGGAGCCAATTGAAATCAGTTTCGTGTCAATTCCAGCCGACGACCGCGTAGGCGTTGGCAGATCAGCAAACATTAAGGGCGGCAAAATGCAAAACAAAACTGAGAAATCACCAGAAAAACAAACCGAGTCCGTGGATATTTCCGCGATTCAATCCAAGGCGCGCTGCGATGAGCAGGGGCGCGTCCGCGAGATCCTGAAAACCGGCAGCGCGTACAGCAACGACACATTAGCGCGGCAGTTTGTGGAGTCCGGCGGCACCATTGACGAGTTCCGCGCAGCTCTACTGGAGTCAATCGGCAAAACCGAGCCAACCCGCGCAGTTGCAGACAGCGCGGAAATCGGCTTGACCGCAAAAGAGGCCGCTGGATTTTCATTCCTGCGAGCGATCAACGCCATGGCCAATCCGACTGATCGACGCGCACAGGAATCGGCAAAATTTGAGTTTGAGGCCAGCGCGGCAGCAGCGGAGCGCAGCGGCAAAGAGCCTCAGGGCATTCTCGTTCCTTTCGATGTGCTGACACGTGACTTGAGCGCCGGGGTGCCAACCGCTGGCGGCAACCTGATTCAGACCGATGTTCTTGGCGGCTCATTTATTGACCTGCTTCGAAACAAGGCAGTGATTTTGGGTGATGGTATGGCCACAGTCCTGAGCGGCCTAAACGGGAATGTAGCTATTCCTCGACAAACCGGCGGCGCAACCGCTTTTTGGGTGGCGGAAAACGGCACACCAACTCAATCTGATGCCGCATTTGATCAGGTGCAACTGACTCCGCGCACGGTAGGCGCTTTAACCGGCCTCTCTCGTCGATTGATCGCTCAATCCTCTATTGATGTTGAGTCAATGGTTCGCATGGATTTGGCATCCCAAATGGCGCTAGCCATTGATTATGCCGCTCTGTTTGGTGACGGCACTGGTGGCTCCCCAATTGGCGTAGCAAACACCACCGGCATCGGCGCAGTGATCGGTGGGGCTAATGGCGCGGCACCAACGTTCGCGCATGTTGTCGCCCTTGATTCTGCTGTTGAGTCTCAAAACGTCACCGGCACCAGTTACATCATCAACGCGGCGACCAAGGGAAAATTAGCGACCACTGAAAAAGCGGCCAACACGGCGCAGTTTATCTACGATAACGGCGCAATGTACGGCCACGCTGTCGCAGTAACAAACCAAGCGCCATCAAACCTCACCAAAGGGGCTGGCACCAATCTCTCCGCCATGCTTTACGGCAATTGGAGTGATTTGATCGTTGGCATGTGGGGTGGCCTCGATTTATTCACTCAGCCCACCAGCTCTGCCGGTCGAGTTGAGGTTAATGCGCTACAGGATGTCGACATCGCTGTTCGCCACCCCGAATCATTCGCGGCCATGATGGACGTGATCACTGCATAATTTCTGGCGGGGTGCGAACCCCCGCCTTGGAGGTTGATATGAAAATCGTAATTACGCGCACCTGTTTCGCTGGCGGGAAACCGCTGGAGGCAGGGACGCAGGTCGACATTCCCGACGATCAGGCCAAACGGCTCATCGCTATGGGGTCTGCAAAACTGGTTAAGGCCAAAAAAT